TCAAGTAATAGGGCGGGGTACTCGCTGCCTCCGGTTATTTCTCGTCGCCAGTGGTGCAGTCTGGCTTCACCAGCATCCGCTTTCCCCCGTAATCAAAACTGCAACTGACCAAAACCGCTCGGACGAAAAAGGGAGAAAAATTTTTGTCAAAGCCCCGCTCGCACACGACCAGGGGGGAGGGGGAAGGGTGCCAGTTCGGCAACCAGCGCCTACCGGCCACCGACCGTCATCGATTGCCTGGACAGCCTGGCCGACCCCTGCTTTCGACCAGACACCCCTTTGACCCCCCCTGCCTGCCTGACACGTCGAAAATCCATGCCAGCGTTTGGATTTTGTACCCAGGCTAGACGAAATGGATTACAGGCGATCTGAGGCGTTTTCCCTGTCCACCCATGTCTACCCATTACCCAACCCATGATCGCGCCTTCTAGGTGCCTCAGAACCCGCGGAAACGGCATCGACATCAGCTGGCATCCACCGCAATCACCAGCAGGTCATGCACCAGCTGCTCCTCGTTTGTCGGAATGGCAATGCCTTCAGATCGATAGCGGTCTGACAATGTCTGACAGGCTGTTATCAGTTCGTCATCAGTCAATTCGAGGTTTACCAAAACGTCCAATAACCTAACAGTCTTAAAGTTAATCTTTAATTCTTTATCAATAATCCTTTTACATTTACCGTTAGATATACGTTCTCCCACGTTTTGGTCAACCTCTGGAAGTTGACTATCAGGTTGACTATGAGGTTGACTATGAGAGGCCTTCTGATAGTCAACCTCTGAGGGTTGACTATGGGCTACCTTCTTTCCCTTCTTGGCGGCGATCTCGGCTTTCATCTTTGCTACTGTCACGGTGTCTCCTTTTGGCATTTGGTATTCCTTTGGTGGTGGCACGACTGGCTTGACGACGCCCTTGATCATGTCTTGGATGCGCTTTAAGCCTTCTGGGTTGATGGTGTTGTCTTGCTGCATTTGCTGCTCCCTTTTCATGGATGGTGGCCTGGTGTCTTCGATGCTCGAGGTGACTGCGATGGCAGTCTCTGCGTCAATGGTCGGGTCGAAGATCACGCGCATGGTCTGGTTGGCATAGCCTTTGAATCCCTTGCGCATGACCTCGATGTAGCCGAGCTCGACCAGGCTTTTGAACTGCTTGCTGATGGCCTGCTTGGATACGTTCAGCTGCTTGGCCAGCTGGGCTTGTCCAACCCAGGTGATCCCAGCCCGGTTCGTATAGCTGCAAATCGCCAACAGCAGGCGCAGGCCAGCCTCATGCAGCTTGCGGTCGGTCACCGCTCTGATCGGGATGATCGAAGCTCTGCGCTGGTCTGGCGGCGCTTCCTTTTCCTTCACCTTGGGCTTCTTAGGCAGCTTAAAGTCCACGACATTGGAGGGCAGGGCGTTCACAAAACCCTCCCAGATGCCTTCATCGCGGCTTTGAGGCGCAGAATGTTCTTCGCCGTGGTCTTGCCTTGGGTTGCGTAGATCGACACGCTCCTGCGCTCCATACACGCCTTGCAGCGCCATCCACGGCAATGCCCAGGCTTCTTGTACCCACCTTCCTCCGGCTGCTCACTCTGACAAGTAGTGCAGAACCTATTTGCCATTTTTGTACCTCCTCGCCATTTCATTGCGCAGCTTTGTTCTCGCCTCCGTGCCGCGCTCTTTCTCGATCCCGTTCAGGTAATCCAGCTTGCTAATACGGGGCTTCCTTGTTTTGTCAGGCAGGCGCAATGCCCACCGAACCTCGCACTCATGCCGCCATGCCTCGCTGTGCGTGCAGACCAGCTTGCCGTCGACCTCAACCGTGCGCGGCTGCCAATGGCTGCGATTGCATATTGGACAGTGATTGTTAGCCAAGAAACTTCCTGTGATAGCGCCTGGTCGCCTTGACTGCAGCAATCACGCCCAGGCCGCTGGTCTTCCACATCAGGAAGCAGTGGAAGAACCTGCGCCAGCGCCGAATCATTTGACCCTCCGAGGCTTGCTGGTCTTCTCTTGCTCCATCTGCCTGCGGATGCGCCTGAACTTCTCAGCCAGGTCTGTTGCAGATCCAGCCGTTTGATACTTCCAATCAGGGTTCCAGACGCTGGGTGTCTTGTCCCTTTCCTTTTGCTTCTTTGCCACTTGCTCAGTTGCGAGTTTCAGTTTGGGCTGCATTGACTTTCCTCCTGTTCGCGCACTCGCTGCATATCCAGCGGTGATTCATCCCATTGTTGAAGACGATGTAACTGCCACTCAGTCGCGGCCTGTGCTGTCTGCAACTGGTGCAGTACTTGGCTGACAAAACCGTCGCCTCGATGGCGTTGTTATCCCAGCTGCGCAGTTTCAGGTATCCACGATTTGCCATAGCGCAACTCCTTTCCCCCCGTGCTTTGCCTGGCGCGTGGTCTTCGACACCAGCCCGCGCTTGGCCATCTTTTTCAAAACCCCGTAGAGCGCCTCATAGCCAACCGCATGGCTCTGCATGATTAGTTCTTCATACAAGTCGGTCGTGCTCATCTGCCCAAACTCGGTCAGCACTTCCACAATCGCCTCGCGCACCTCTGACTTTTCCTGCGCGCCCTTGTTGTACTGGCCGATCCCCATGCGGATCACCTTGCGACCTTCTGCCGGTGCCAGCGCCACCTTTTCTCCAGATAGCTGCCTGACGACCAGATCCCAGGTCATTTCAGCTGGTCGCGCATCATCGGTATGAAATGCTCGAGGCGTAGGCACACTCGCCAAGGCTGCCCATTGCGCCTGTACGCTAATACCGGGATTTCGCCTGGCTGTGCGCAGGCCTCGACTTGCTCGCTCCATTGGTCAATCCTCAAGGTTTCTTGTCGTTTTACTTCCAGCCGGAACTGCTGCACGGTCAGGTCGTCAGCACCATCCCTGGCTTGCCCAAGGTTGCGCTTGACCACAAAACCAAGCTGCTCAGAGAGGAGGGCGGCGAGCTCGCGCTCCCCGGTTGCGCCCTTGTTGCGCCTGCCTCGACCGTTCACGCTGCCTCACCCAGCAAACGCTTCAGCCTGTCCTCGGTCGTGGCGTAACGCCGCCCATACGCGTCGACGATGAGCTCCTCGAGAATGCTGACCCTAGTGCGGCGCTGCTCCGCTGCCGCCATGTCCAGCAGCTGCCGGATCTCTGGTCGCATACGCATCATGAAATTCTGGTGTTTGTTTTGCATGTACAGACTCCAAACGGTAGTATTGCCGCACGATATACCAAAATGCAAAAGGTGGGAATGCTTGCCGATTTGGTAACGACGTGCAAAAGATACGTTTGGGTTCTTGACATATTGCTCCGTGCAAGATTAAGATCGGCTTCAACGGTCAAGTCCGACCGCTGCAACCGAGATACAGGAGCAGAAAAATGGCACCTCACCACGGCAAATTTGTCGCTTACTACAGAGTCTCAACAGACCGCCAGGGCCAGTCAGGTCTTGGCCTCGACGCCCAGCGCGACCTGGTGCGCAACTTCCTCAATGGTGGCCGTTGGAATCTAATCGGCGAGTTCACTGAAGTCGAATCCGGCACTCGCAAACGCCTCAAAGATCGCCCCATGCTGGCCGCAGCGCTCGAGCTCGCACGCAAACAGAAAGCCACCCTGGTCGTGGCCAAGCTCGACCGCCTGGCACGCGACGTGGAGTTCATCAGCACGCTGTTAAACGGCAAGGTGCAGTTTGTCTGCGCCGACATGCCCGAGGCCGACCGCACGTTCCTGCAGATGATGTCCGTGTTTGCCGAGTACGAAGCCAAGCGCATCAGCGAGCGCACTACCGCAGCCCTGGCAGCGTTAAAGCGCAAGGGCAAGAAGTTGGGCAGCCCGACGCCGAAGATCGGCAGCGCCATCGGCGTTGAGTCCATCAAAGCCAAGGCCGATGCCTATGCCGACCGCGTTGGCCCCGTCGTGCGCGACATCATGCGCAAGTCAGGTGCCACCACGCTGCGCGAGATCGCCGCAGCACTGACCGCTCGCGGCATCGAAACTCCACGCGGCAATTCCGAGTGGCACATCAGTCAGGTATCGAACTTGCTCAAGAGGATCAAATGAGCGACCTGACCTGGTTGATTCTGTTCTGGATGATCCCCGTGGTCACGGTCGTGGCTTTCTTTATTGCCGCTGGTTTTGTTGCGCGCAGACAAGCCAAACAAGTCCATGAATGGAAAAGAGTTAATGAGATCCTCAGTGATCGCGTTGAGCAAAGTTCAGCGCGGATCGAAGCCATCGAAAAGAAACTGAAAAACAACGACGATATTGCGCGGTGATATACTGGACAAACGTACAGTACGAAACTTATAAGGATATAAATCAATGACTTATCAGCCTGTTAAGCCTCTTGACGGCCAGCGAGACCTTGATCGCAAGACCGTTGCCAAGTATTTCAACCGCGTTGGCCGAGGGCTGAACTGCCGCCTGGATGTGCCCATTTTGGTCATTGATGACGTGAAATGGGCAGCCAAGATCTTTGGCGAACTGTCCAAAGACCTGACCAAGATCGCCTGGGAAGACGACCGCACGGACATCTGGCGCGTGCTCGAGGCCAGGTGCGCAATGGAAGCCGCCAA